GAGCCTCGCATAGCGGACTCGCCATATAGTGAATAAACAGGTACTCCAGCCATCACTAGATGGCCCAATCGTTACTTGCTTATTGAACTAGATGATTAGTACTTTGTGGACTTCGGGCCACTACGACGAGGAGCCTTAGTGCTGCGTCGCTTCGGGCCTTCACTGCCGCTCATACGCTTCGGCTTCTTCGGCCCTTCCGAACCAGCGGCCTTAAACGTGTCAGACCTGCGGGCAGCACCACGACCAGCCTGAGCATCAGCCGAACCAGAACCCCTACCTGAATAGAAATTTCCCAGTTTCTTCAGTGCGGCACCCTGGCGACCTGCCACAGTGTCAGCAGAAACGCGCCGAGAAGTTGTCTTCTTTTTAGCAGCCATCATTACTCCTTGTCTGGATTGCTATAAATAGATATTGTCGTTACAAAGCAAATGCCCCGCCACCAACAAGGGCAGCGGGGCATTCACAATCAATCAGTATCAGGCAGTCTTAGCCGTCAACTTACCCTGCTTCGCAGCGTTACGGCAAGTCAGGTTACCGTAAGCCATGATCAGCGAGTAGCGGGCATCCATGTTCTCGGGACGCACGAAGTCCGTCTGAGCGAACCACTTGCCCGAGTGACCCACGAGGGTGAGGTACTTGCTGTTCAGGAAGTACACGACACCAGCGGTGCAATGCACGTCGTAAGCCACAGGAGCAGCCTTGAACAGCAGGTTCTGGAAGCCAGCGTCAGCCGTCTTGGTGTCGGTGTAGCGCAACTGCGGGGTGAGCAGCGACTCATACTTCTCGAAGAGAGTCTGAGTCGTGAGCACCATGTCGGGATGATCATTACCAACCGACACGCTGTTGTAAGCCGTGGTCATCTGAGCGAGGGTAAGAGCACCAGCGGTGTTCTCCTCGTACGAACGCCAGAACTCGTTACCAGCGGTTGCACGGTTGATGCCACCGACAGTGCCAGAAGCCTCAACGAGGTTTCCAAGACCGTTCCAGTCCTTGCCACTGTTGCCAGTGCCATCAGCGAAGAACATCTGGTTGAAGCCTTCCTTCATCGACTCCTCGGCCTGCATGACCTTGGCTTCGAGGAGGTTCAGGATTGCCTGCTCTCCGTTGTTCTTGGCCTCTTCGATTCCCGAGATGGCGATGGACACAGCGTACTGCTTCCAATCGTACTCGGCAGCCGAGATACCTTCCTGAGCGGTCAGCGACAAAGTGTCGTAGCCCGAGTAGGAAGCCACGGTGCTGTTCGTACCGTAGATGAGGGGTTCCACGATCTTCGTGCCACCATCCAGCATGCGGATGCGACCCTTATCCATGAGGAAGTAGGTCAACGGACGAGCCGTGAAAACGTTGTCAGTCAACTGCTTGCGATAGTTCGCAAGGGTAGTTGACAAAAGTGCATCGAAACTAGCGTTTCCTGCCATGGTCATTACTCCTTGTTAAATTAGGAGACGCCGTACTGCTTCTTCGCAGCAGCCCAAGCGTCCGAGATTGAACGGATGGGGCCGACTTCTTCCTTGCCGCCCTTGGCAGATGAACCACCAGAAACTGTCGCAGCAGCCTTCTTGGATTCAATGACTTCTTTCTCCTGAGCGGCCTTGTCGGATGCGAGCCGCTTGGCGGCCTCAGCCTTCGCTGCCACTCTGTCAAAAGCAATCTGCTTATACACTGCCTCAAGGTTGTTAGTACCTTGAGCCATTGCAGTCGCAACCACCTCGGAGGCATTAAAATCGTCCCCGTATTTATCCTGCAACGACTGAAGATCTCTCTCCAACTTCGCATAAGCCTGCTGCTCCTCAAAGGCACGGATCCGATTATCCAACTCAGACATCTTGGTTTGAAGCGGATCTGACCACTGGTCAGAATCCGATGACCAATCATCAGCAAGATCCTTTGCTTCCGCTCGGGAAATCCCATAATGATTCGCCAACAAATCAATTGTCTGTGAAGGGTTGCTATCCAACGCCTGCTGAATTGCTGCAGCCCACTGCAACTGCTGTCGCTGCTCGGCCAACTCCTGCGTCTTACGGGTATAGTCCGCTTGACGACTGTAGCCAGCCACGGCCTCTGATAGGGGAACCTTTACATCTTCGCCATCGACCTTTACGGTCACATAATGATTCGCGAAATCATCGACGTTCAGTTCAGGAACATCCGCTTCGGAAGCCTCACCGTCCACCTCATCAACTTGTCCACCCAATTCGGTGGGGTCAACATCAGGGACTTCAACTATGTCACTCACAATATTCTCCTAGAGTCCATGGTAGGTTGCTCTATATATTGATGTCAGGCGTTACCTGACATCAAAGATTCGGTAGCCCAATCCCCATGCGCGACGACAAAGCCGCCAACACACTCGGGTCAACACCACTTAAATCAGAAGGGTTTGCACCAGGAGGGGCGATGATGTCAGGGGTGGGCATCGGCCCACCAGCAGCACCCATCATCTCCTCATTCGGAATCTGCGGTACAGGCCCACCAGGCGGAGGCGCACCCTCAGGGCCACCCATAGGCGGAGGCGGAGCCTGCAAGAACTCGTCAGGGTTCTTAATACCAAAGCCGAACTGCAGCACATGCGAAGCAAGTTGCTGCATGTTCACAATGCCAGCACCAGCAAACGGAGCCATAGCATCCACCATCTGCAACGCCATCTGACGACGGAACGACTCGTTCACAGGAGCAGTCGAACCTGCCTCCACCTCGAAATCGAACTCGCCAGCAATATAGTCACGATCAAACGTCACCCACATCGGCTCGCCGTCACGACCCACAATGCGGGCCACCTGCTCGCCAGTCATATACTGCTGGGCCAAAGCCACCAGACGCTGAGCCACATTAGCAATCACAGCCTCAATGGTCGCCAACTTGTCGGCAGCACGAGCATTAGCAGCATCCTGCATGATCGCAGCCTCTGTCGCCGTACGACGGATCTCAGGCAAACCACCACGCTGATACTCGGTCACACCACTGATCTGCTCAACATCAGCCTGAATCATCTGAGACTGATTATAGAACTCGGGTGGGGTGATAACAGCAGGGAACGGAGCCACAACGTTATTGATGTTCTCGTCCGAAGCGACGGGCACCATCACGTTATCGAAGTCGGATTCGAGCGCCGACCTGCCGTCGGCATCGAACGCCGACTCACGATACAGATACTTACGGGAGAACCGCTTACGGTGGTTCATCATCTGCGTACGAGTTTCATTCAACTCACGCTGCAACGGTTCGATAGCCTCAAGATCACCCAACGGGTAGAAGTAGTCGGGCACATCGTAGTTGCGGATCATCACAAACGGATGACCAAAAGCGTACGGCATGAGGGTCGGCTTAACCAGGAACTGGTCGCCACCCTCAGCGAACACACTCATCTTGCCAGTCTTGAGATCGTAGAACTCCCACACGTCAGCGTACTGATGCGACTCGTCCCACGTACGCTTACGATCAGGTTCATCGTAATAAGCAGACGTAGACGTAGCAGAAACCTGGCTACGTGCCGACTGGTTATAACGCTTGTCTGCCTTGATCTCCTTGAGGGGACGGCGGATACGCTGCGCAATCCACCGCATGTCCTGCTCGCTTGTAGCATCAGGATCAACAAAAATATCGAACGCCGACACACGCTCAACAAACGGACGATCCTCCCGAACAATAATGTTCGGAGTGATCAAGTTGTCCTCATCAACTGTCGACGCATCGTCAGCCTCAGGGATCTGCTCTTCTTCAACATAACGATAGCCAACCTTCAACCAGGCGTGGCCAACAATCAGAAAGTCCTTTACTGCACGACGGAACTCTGGCTTCACCTTGTAGTGCTTCCACCAGTAGTTGACGACAGCCTCGGTGATTACTGCACGAGGAGCATCCGAAGGCTTGCGGGCGTTGACCGCAATCTTCGGGTAGTTCACGGACACACTGGGGTTAATGACGTTTACTGTAGAGAACGCAATATTGACCAGAAGGCGATCCTCGTCAGTAGCAAACTCGTAGTGACGACCACGATACATATCAATAAGTCGACGCCAAGTGTCATCATATCCTTCTTCACGACGCCACCTTTTCGACTTAGCAATATGCTGACGATACTTAGAAAGAATATCTGAGTTAGAAGGACGAGCCATCTTCTTCCTTCCATACCTGGGCTGCACGGCCCAACCAGTTCCAAACAGCAACAAGACCAGCAATACCAGCAGCCTTGAAGAACGAGATGTCGAACACTGCAGCCGTCACAGGCGAAGCCGTAGCACCAGCAATAAACGTAGCCACACCACGCTTGAATGCGTCACGGTAATTCATCACAAACCTTCTTTCAGATGGTAGTCAATATGGTCGTCAAGCCGTTCGTCGATGTGGTCTACCTTGCCCTCAATACGCAGGAGAACTTTCTGGTTCTCTGCGTGCTGCTGTGTGTTCC